TAGCGAGAAAGACCCAAACCTAGAAGCCGTAGGTATCGGCGGTCAGATTTACGGTAAACGTGCAGATATGATTATCATAGATGACGCAGTTACCTTGAGTAATGCCAATGACTTTGAGAAGCAAATCAAGTGGCTACAGCAGGACGTTAGGTCCCGTCTAAACCCTACCGGTAAACTTATCGTAGTAGGTACGCGAGTTGCCTCAGTAGATTTATATAAAGAACTTAGAAACCCAGACCGCTACCCTGGTGGCGTAGTTCCTTGGACATATTTAGCAATGCCAGCGTTGCTTGAAACTCACGAAGACCCAGAGAAGTGGGTTACACTCTGGCCCTATTCCGACCAACCGTTCGATGGGCAGACTGATGAGCATAAGACAGAAGAAGGATTATATCCGCGCTGGAATGGTAAGCACCTATTTGCGGAACGTCAGGCGATGGACGCTTCAACCTGGGCACTTATCTATCAGCAGCAAGATATTTCAGATGACGCCATCTTTGACCCGGTTTGCGTTAAAGGTAGCATCGACGGAATGCGCAAGGCGGGTCGCCTCAATCCAGGGTCCCCTGGACATCCTCGTGACCTTAACGGCTTTTCTTTTATCTGTGGCCTCGACCCTGCAATGGTCGGTGATACTGCCGCTGTCTGTTACGCTGTTGACCGCGTTAGTCATAAGAGATATATCGTGGACGCTATCAAAATTACGCGTCCAACGCCTGCTCAGATACGACAACTCATCACTGATTGGACCAACGTATACGCACCTTCCGAATGGATTGTAGAGCGTAACGCCTTCCAGTCATTCTTGACGCAGGATGAAGGTATCCGTCAATTTTTAGCATCACGCGGTGTAGTTCTAAAAGAACACCACACTGGTAATAACAAGTGGGATTCTGGTTTCGGTGTTGCTTCTATGTCTACCTTGTTTGGTACAAAGCAAGTAGATAATAAACACCATAGAGATAATTTGATTCATCTACCGTCAGACCAGACGGAGAATATAAAAAGTTTAATTGAGCAGTTGATTACCTGGTCACCAACAACTAAAGGTAAGACCGATATGGTTATGGCTCTCTGGTTCTGTGAAATCAGAGCGCGAGAAATGCTCAACGTGGGTATCAATCAGAAGACCCATATGTCTAACCCCTTCCTCAATCATAATGAGAGAAGGCGACAGGTCGTAGTCAATATCGACCAATTACTGCAGGACAAAGAACGCCAGTTCATTTAGGAGAGGCTAAGTGTTATCTGTCAAAGATGTCGTCGCTAAAGTCGACAGACTAAAGACTAAGTACGCGCCACGCGACCAACGTATGCGCAGCGTGCTATCGGTACGCCAGGGAGACATCTCAAAGGTTTACCCTGCTATGTTCACCGAGGAATATCCAAAGCCTCTAGTAGCAAACTTCATTGATGTTGCAGCACGCGACTTAGCAGAAGCGATGGCTCCTCTACCATCGTTTGAATGCTCGGCTACAAATATGGTTTCTGACTCTGCTCGTAAAGCAGCAGATACTAGAACCCGCATAGCAAACTTCTATGTAGCAGGTTCTGACTTACAGATTCAAATGTATACCGGTGCTGACTGGTTCAATACTTACGGTATGCTTCCAGCAATCGTTGAGATGGATTATGCAAATAACAATCCACGTATCCGCCTTCTAAATCCGTTCGGTGTCTATCCTGAGATTGATAGATTCGGACGTACAGTATCTTTGACTCAGGTAGTAAATAGCGATGCTGAATCTTTGGCATCTCAATACCCTGAGTTCTATAACGAGATTCTTGGTAAGAACAATGTTGGTTACCCAACACAGAAGATGCCAAGCAATACTCCATACTTGACTTTGGTTCGTTACCACGACAAAGACCAAGATTTAATTTTTATCCCAGAGCGCAATAACCTAGTTCTATCACAGACTCCTAACCCACTTGGTAAATGTCTGGCTGCAGTTGCAGTTCGTTCATCTATTGATGGCGAAGCACGCGGTCAGTTCGACGATGTTCTGGCGGTACAACTGGCTCGTGCTCGCTTTGCAGTTTTGCAAATACAAGCAGCAGAAAAGTCAATCCAAGCACCTATTGCGATTCCGCAAGATGTGCAAGAACTGGCCCTTGGTCCAGATTCAATTATGCGTTCTGCTAACCCTCAAGCAATTCGCCGTGTACCGCTAGAACTTCCTCCTGGAGTTTTTGCTGAATCCGGTGTATTGGAACGAGAACTTCGTATGGGTGCTCGTTATCCAGAAGTACGCTCAGGTAATCTTGATGCTTCTGTTGTAACTGGTCGTGGAGTTCAGGCTCTACAGGCTGGGTTCGATACTCAGATTCGCTCGGCTCAAGCACAGTTTGCTCGTTTGTTTACAGAACTTGTAGCACTTTGCTTTGAGGTAGACGAGAAAATCTTTGGCAATATGACTAAAGAGATTCGTGGCGCTGAAGATGGTACTCCATTCTCAATGAAGTACATCCCAGCAAAGGCTATTGCTGGCGAATATGGCGTTGATGTTCGCTACGGAATTATGTCTGGTATGGACCCGAACCGTGCAATTATTGCTTTACTACAAATGCGTTCTGACAAACTTGTATCACGCGACTATGTACGACGTGAAATACCAATGGAGTTAAATGTCACCCAAGAAGAACAACGTGTGGACATTGAAGAGATGCGTGATTCTCTTCGTGTTGCTATGGCTCAGTATGCTCAGGCTATCCCCGCGCTTGCGGCACAAGGTCAAGACCCTGGTCAAATTGTTACCCGAATCGCGGAAGTCATCAAAGGTCGTCAAAAAGGCAAAGCCATCGAAACAATAATCGATGAAGTATTTGCTCCAGAACCACAACCACAAGTCCCAGCAGAAATGATGGGCGCACAAGTTCCAGCAGCAGGAATGGCCCCAGTTCCTGCCTCGCAGCCAACTCCAGAAATGATGACTGGTGCGGCCCCTGCTGCTGGCGCTCGTCCAGATATAGCAAGTTTGCTCGCGCAAATCGCAGGTTGAGCATAGCCGAAGGAGGTGCTAAATGAAAAAAGGTGGACGTGCTGCTGCATCAATGCAGAAGCCAACAGAAGGTAAGAGAGACACATCAAAGCCGAAAGGCGGTGCTGTGAAGTTCGGATATGCCCCTGCCGGACGTAAGGGCAAGAAGGCTTAGTAATTCCCTATTGAGAGGATAGAGCGTTGAATAAACACAATGATGATATTCCGCGCTCTATCCAATTCTCAGATTTTCTTTTGATATTTGCAGGATTTTTTCATAACTTAGTATCAGCGATACATACGCTTACAGATGAACTTTTAGAATTAGCAACATATAACGCAATTAGAGATAACCAAGTCAAGAAGGCTTGGAAAGATTTTACACAGGATTTAGAGAAGATGGAGGATGGAAATGGCTAGAGGCCCATTAGCAGGAGCAGCAGGTCCTGGTAAGTTCTCCGTTAGAACAGATGGAATGTCATTACCTTCAGCAGCATATGGCGAAGGTGTACAAACACAGGCTATTCAGCAAGGCGCACCTCTTGCAAGAACTCCAGATGTAACTCCAATGTCTCGTTCCGAGCAAGGTATTGCTCCGAGCCAATTAGAGCGTATCACTCCACTTTATGCACCAACTCAAAGACCAGATGAGCCAATTACTTCAGGGAGTAAGTTTGGTCCTGGACCTGGCCCAGAAGTGCTAGGTATAAACTCAGCAGCACCAGCAGAGTCTTTGTCTAACATTCTTTCAAAAATGCTTCCGTATGATACTAACGGCGAGATTGCCGCATTGTACGAGCAGGCTGTTTCTAGAGGTTTGTAATGTCACAGAACCTTGACAAAGGTAATATCTATCAGGCGGCTAGACGTGCAAATCTAAATCCAACACAGATGAATCAAATCAATTCTCTGTCGGATATGTATTCTCAGCACGTTCGTTTAAGTAACTTACCACTAGATGTGGCTTCTTCAGAGTTCTCACAACTACCTTTAGACCAACAAAAGAAACAAGCAGCATTCTTTGGCGGTGTTGATGATACCGACCCAAAACGTGGCATCATTGGTCAGGCTGCTTACATTATTTCTCGTCCAGTTGTCGAACCAATTAAGGCAGTATTCAAGGCTGCTAACTGGGCATCAGACCAGGTAACTCGTGCATACCGAACTGGCGCTATTGCAGTAGCAGAAGATATGGACTTAGCATCTGCTTGGCGCAGAAGCGGTGCTAACGGTGAAATGGTATTTAATCCAGACCGTATCCAAAAGGCTAAAGCACAATACGGAAACGATAGAGTTTATATTGCACAACAGATTGCTGCTGGTATTCCATTAGACCAGATTATCCGTACTGCTCAGAATGACAACCAAAAGCAGATTGCAGCCACTGCAGCACAAGGTGGAGACCCACTACTTGATGAAGCGGTAGCAAAAGTAAATGCTGCCAAGTATTCTCCAGGTCGTCAATTAGCAAATGCTTTCTTACCAGAAGACCTAGAAGGTTCTAGCGGAATCTATTCTTGGGTTTCAGGTATTGGTGATGCTGCTACTCGTATCTTCGCAGACCCAACATTGCTACTTGGTAAGGCTGCAAAAGCCTACAGAGCGGCTAACTATGCTTTAGATGTCACTATAGGTGATTCTGCTAAAGTAGAAAACGCTTTCCAAAAGTCTGGGATTTCAAGATTCTGGGATGACTTTACAAAAAATACCGCAGCGCTACGCGATGCTCGTAGGGCAGGCGATGATGCAGGTATTGCATTGGCAACAACAAACCTAAGAAGATTAAATCCAGCATTTGTTGACAATGGAGTTGATACAGAACTTATCAAGTTTGCTGATTCTGACTTCAAAGGTAAGTTAGATTTAGATACAGCCAAGGCTTTCTTGTCAAACTCTGAAAGAATCCAACCATTACTTTATGGTCAACCAGGATTCCAGACAAAAGTTATGCCAACTTTATCCGCTGCTCGTCGTGCTCGTTTGAATTTCTACCAGAAACTTGATAGAACTTTTAATCTAAACGAGGACTCTGCAGGATTTCTACGTAATATAGTATTTGATGAGGCTGATTACCGTGGTATTAGCGGTATTGAAGCAGCAAGACAATCTTTAGTTGGGCGTGCTGGTGAATCCGCTATTGAGGCTGGCGCTAGAACTGCAGCAAGAATCCAAGAAAAGGGACCAGAGGCTTTTAAGAGATTCTCTCTTGCAGATATAAACCGACGTCTTGATAACTTTAGCCGCAAGTTTGCACTTATGCCTGATATGCAGGCTCTAGGCGACTTTGCAAATGAGAAGTCTGTAGGCGCATTTGAGAGGTACGCAAGAATTACATATGGCAGATATGGCGCTCGTGTACTTGGCGACATTTACAAGACCAGCAACATCGCTCAACGCCGTGAAATGTTCATTGGTTTACAGTCTGCAGTAGGTGAACTACGTGGACTTCGTGGAACTGTCGGTGGACGTAGACTTCTAGACACTTTAGGTAGTCTTGGTCGGGACGCTATTTACACTAACCGAGTATTTGATGCTGATGACTTAGCAGGAACTGGATATATTCCATCTAAGTTACCTAATGGCTTTGACTCAGCAGCCTATGTTTACCAATTAAATGACCGTCTTGCGTTTATTACACCTGAAATGCTTGATAAGTTTGCAGCCCGTGATGGTTGGTTTGCAAGTCTATGGGGTAAGCAATATACAGATTTAGCAGATACTGCAATATCTACCTTCGTAACAGGTACGCTTGCAGGACCAAGATTCCCAGTACGTAACGCCATTGAAGATTATATTTTCTATCTAGCAAATGGCCGTGGTGCTCTACGTTCTGTAGGTGACTTAGTTCGTTCTCGTCGCTTGGCTACCGATATTCGTACCGCATCTAAGGAATTAGAACTCGGTATGGTAAATCGCCTAGCAAAAGCCAAGGATAAAGAGAAGTTCGTATCTAAATTTGATGACATCAATAATGGTATTAAGCAAGTAGTAAACCAAGATGGAACTATCAGCAAGATTGATGGCGCATATGTAACATTTGCAGAGAAAGAGACAGCAAAGCGTCAGGCTTTGGCTGAAATCCTGCTCCGCGACAACTTTAATGATGCTCAAATAGGTAAGTTTGGTAACGCATTTGACCAATATGCCTACGAGTTTGCTATGTATGGTAACTATGAAAACCTACTAAAAGCAGCATCTGAAGGTGCATATAACCTAAACACAGGTAATGACATCTATTCTCGCGTAAGTAAAGTGTCTCGTAGAAAAGGCCGTGTAGTTGATTTCAAGTTTGATGAGGTTGAGTATAAGAGACAATACGGTTCACCTATAACTCTTAATCCTCTAGACCAAGAGGGTAAAATTGGCTGGGCATTTCAGATTGCAGCCAGGGCTAATGATGAACTAGGCCAACGCGGTATGTTAGCGTTTGCTAAGTACGGAGATGATGCTCAAAAGATTATCGATGACCTAGCAAAATACATTAATAGTCCTGAGTTTTCTCAATATAAGAATAGATTTGACCGATATATTATCGGAGATAACTATTCTGCATCTGACCACGCAGCAGTTATCTATAAAGATTTGAAGTCTGTATTTGCCAAAAATGATGGCTCGTTTAATGATAAGTTCTTCAAACGCTTCATTCAAAAAGGCGAAGACGGCAGAGATTCTGTAAGTATCAAAGACTTTAACTCTGACTGGTTACCAACAAAGGCTGAGGACCTACCAAAGGCTATCGTTGGCTATAGGTTTGTACCAACAACACAGTCAAATAACATTATTGCTGACTTAAATACCCGTCTATGGGACTGGTTAGGTGATGCTAACGCTCGTTTTTCACGCGACCAGATTGTGTTGGATGCAGCGTTTGATATTCGTAAAGACCTACAACCTTACCTAGATGACCTGGCAAAGAAGGTCGGTAAAGATGAGGCTACTCGCAGAGTTATTGAACTGTCACAAGAACTCGCTGTAGAGCGAGTTTTAGCATTCGTAGATAACCCAGCGGTTCGTACCCAGATGGCTTGGTCAATGCGTAACTTTGCTCGTTTCTACCGTGCAACTGAAGATGCTTACCGTCGCCTTGGAAGGACTGTCAAGTATAACCCAACTTCTTTGCAGAAGATTGCGTTGACTTACGAAGGTGTAACACACTCAGGTTTTGTACAAAGAGATGACCAGGGTGAGCCATACTTCATCTATCCAGGATTGGCTCCAGTATATGGAGCAATCAATAAGGCTCTTAGTGTATTTGGTCTTGGAGAGAAGTTTGTTGCTCCAATGCCATTGCAGTTTGGTTCATCTATCAAGATGCTTACACCATCTGCAAACCCTGAATCTTGGTTACCTACATTCTCTGGCCCATTAGCGGGTCTATCTCTAAAGACTGTTTATGCTATTGCTGGTGCTGCAGAAGAATCTACAATTCCATTCTTATCTCGTGTAGGTAAGGAAATTGGATTAACTGAACAGTACACATTAGGTACTATCGGCGAAGGACAGTCATTTTTCCAAGCAGCACTACCTGGTCACGTAAATCGTTTGCTTTCTGTTCTTGATAAAGATGAGCGCGATAGCCAATACGCTTCAGCATTCCGTAAGGCTGTTACATATCTAGAGGCTGGTGGACATACTCCATCTGCAGATGCAACTCCAGGTGAATTAGCAACCTATCAAAAGCGTCTCAAGTCAACTATTAACGGTATCTTAATGACCCGTTTTGCTCTTGGTTTTATATCGCCCGCGTCACCAACAACAATGCTCAAGAGCGATATGGCTGACTGGGTTCGTGATAACGGTAGAACTAACTTTAAGCAGGTATTTTCTAAACTAATTGAACAGTATCAAAATACTGATAATCCTGTTGGTAATGCTATGGCTGACTGGGTAAGGTTATTCCCAGACCAAGTTCCATACATCATCAATGAATCTGACCCTGTAGTTCAGGCTAGATTCAAGACCAGCAACGCTGCTGCTAACTGGGTTGATGATAATAAGAGTTTGATTTCTAAGTATCCAGAAGGCGCTTCATTCTTAATCCCACAATCAGGAACCTTTACCTGGGAATCCTATGAGTTCCTCAAGGATAACGGATACCGTGAAACTAAATTAGTTGGCGACTTCCTCAAAGAGACTTTCGTAGCCAAGTCAAAGCAGTGGTACTACACACAGCGAGACAAGTACGAAAAAGCACTTGAGCAAACAACTTCTGATTCTGAACGTAAACGTCTTAATGATGCCTGGAGAACTTGGTCTAAAGATTTTACAAAGACTCGTCCATTACTTGCAGAAGAGTTTGCTAACTCAGCAGCCAATAACGTAAAGCGTCGGGCATCTTACGAAGACCTCAAGAGAATGCTTAATGAGACTAACATTCAATCACCTGCTGCCAATAAAATGCGTCAGATGATTCAGATATACGAGAATTACAAAATCCAAAAGGATACTGTATATAACTCAAACAGCGAGAATGACATCAAGGCAAGAGAGATTCTCCGCGAAAGCACATTGTCACAACTTCAAGACATCGCAGCAACAGATGCAAATGCTGCTGGTGCCTATGAAGTTTTATTTAGTAACTTCTTGAGAGAAGGGTAAGATGAGCCTGAACGAATTTGACATAAATGCCGCAACTAGCGGTGGATTGATTACATCATCTACTGCTATTTCTACAGGTTATGACCCTGCTGCTGGTGGTGTTCAATACGGCTCACGTCAGACTTCTGCAACTAGAGCGCAATTAATGCAGAACTATAACAAGATGACACCTGAGTTTCGTAAGGCTCTTGCTCAGAAGTTAAAAGATGCTGGCTATAACGTCCCAGTAACTGGCGCGTATAGCGCAGTAGTTAGAGATGCCTTCTTAACTGCTAATGAAAATCTATCTCAAGAAATTACTAACCTTGCTAAGAATGACCCAGAGCGCCTAAAGGAAGTTGATTACGATTTAGATAAATACCTTGGCGACCTAGCCACAGAAACTGGCGGTGGTACTAGAACCTCTGCAACTATTCTTAGCCGTGGCGATGTAGCAGAATTGTTAAATGATGTCAAGCAAAACCTAACTGGCTATGGTGCAACTAAAGACGAGATTGATTTCTACTATAACAAGTTACGTTCTAAGGCTATGGGTCAACCAACAAGAACAACCACTACTGGTGCTAGTTCAGTTACAGAGACAGGATTTAATCCTCGTCAATTCTTATTTGAAAAGATTGCTAAGTCGGATGCCGCAAAGGAGCGCAGAGTGCTTGATGCTTATGACGCCTTTGCCCAAGCGTTTGGGATAAATCTATAATGTCTATAGAAGATGTAAAAGAAGCAGTACGACAAGCACAGGTTGAGGCCGAAAACCAAAAGAAGGCACAGATTGAGGCTGAAAAGCCCGCTAAGTCTGGTGATGCTGGCGATAAAAGAAAGCAAGACGCATTACGTCAAATTGCTGAAAAAGAAGTTCTTTATCGTATGTACATTGCCCAGTTAGCATCTGGCAAATCTAAGGGTAAAGTTCTTAGTGCTCAAACTCTAAAAAGAATTGAAGATGCAGCAGTTACATTATCCGAGGAAATAAAAGATTTACAGTTAATAGCGAATCCTCCAGCACTTGAGCCGGAAAAGAAAGTTGGTTCTCTTTCAGAAAGACAACTTCCATTTGGTGGCACATCTGTAGGTAAAGTGACTGGTCCTATTTCCGGCGGTATAAATGTTCAAACACCAGGTACAACAGGTGATGAACAGATTATGGCTGGGCCTGGTTTCAAACCAAGCAAACCTAGTAAACCTGGTGAAGAACAAATTTCTGCTGGCCCAGGATTTAAGCCAGGAAAACCAGGCAAAACACCTGATGGCAAGAAACTTACTCGTGAAGAGATATTAGCAAGATACCCAATTATAGACGCCTTGTTTGAACAAGACCCAGAACTTCAGGCTTTGTTAAACAAGTACGTTGACCCTAAGTCAAAGATGACTCTAAAGCAATTTACTGATGAGTTATCTCAGGCTAAGTTTAACTTTAAGTATGCAGATGTAATCAAACAGCGTATGGCTAACAAGGCTATCTATGACCGCCTTGGAGTAGATGCCACAGGTAACACCGTATATGAAAGAGATATTGCTGGTATCGTTGCAAACCTAGAAGCAAGTGCTAAAAATCTAGGTGCTTCTGTAAGTAACGATGACTTAAATAGAATTGCTACCAATATCTACTTAGCAGGTACCGAGGCTAGACCACTTGTTATAGAGCGAGCATTGACTCCTTATATCAAGTTAGGCGTAAGTCCAGTAACTGGCAGACCTACCGTTAGCGGTAAGGCTGGTGCAAACTATCAATCACTACTTGTAACTGCAGCAGCCAATGGTATTAGCGAATCACTGATGCCTAAAGTTTTAGGCGTAAATACAGTTGATGAAGTTCTACGTGGACTTGCTGAAGGTGCATCTATTCGAGACTATGAACAAAGATTCCGTGACTACGCTATGAATGGTCGTTCTGACTACGTCAAGAATATGCTTGCTCAAGGTGTAAACTTTGATGTAATCGTTAATCCATATCGAAATGTTATGGCAGACACTTTAGAATTAGCCAATCCAGAACAGATAAAGTTGGATGACCCAACTCTATCTATGGCTTTTGGCGATAAAGAAATGACTCTTAGTGACTTTGCTAGGACTCTACGTAAAGATAGTCGCTGGCAATATACAAATAAGGCTCGTGAAGAAGTATCAAATATAGCGCTAAATGTGCTACGTGATTTCGGATTCCAGAGGTAATGATGGCGACACCAGATAGATTAGAACGAATTGCAGCAGAAAAGGCTGCAACTACTCCTATAGCAAATGACCCATTTTTTGGGGCAACTCGTAGAGACGTAACTGTCAATGGCAAGACTTATCAGGGCGCTATAGATATTGGAACAGCCAAACCTCCGGCAGCAACCGAAATAGGTATGGTGTCTCCTATTAGTGGACTGACAATAACTGGCACTGAGCGCAATATGGCTAAAGAGCGCGAGGCGATGAACATTGGTTACACCAAAGAGTATATTGCTTCTCGTGGTGGTATTAACTCACAAGGCTATTTTAACGATACACCACTATCAGGTCAGTTAACTGCTGAAGAATATAAAAAAGTAACACTTCCTGGTGGAAGTATTGATACTGCTGGTATGGCAAGAATCCTACAAGAAAAGCAAATTGCTGAACTTGTATCACAGGGAGTATCTAAAGAAGAGGCAACACGTAGGGTTTCAAGTCAGTATGGGAAATTTGGTTTACCTACAACTGCTGCTGGCGGAACTACTGGTGGCGCCACAGGTGGATACAATGCTCAAGGTATTCCAACCCCTGGTGGACAATATAATGCTCAAGGTCAGTTTGTAGGAACATCTGTAGCCGGAGGAGCAGGGACTCCAGAGCAACAGGCTGCTCGTAAATCTGCTTATGATTTACTTTATCAACAGTTCGACCAATATGGTCTTGGAGCCTTAGTAGAACCTTTGAAAAATTTAGTTCTTGAAAATGTTTCTCCTGCTGAGTTTGCTATCCGTCTTAGAGAGACAGATGCCTATAAGAAACGCTTTGCTGCTAATCAGGCTCGCGTTCAAAAAGGACTACGGGTTTTATCAGAAGCGCAATACATAGACCTGGAAGATAAATACCAGGATATTATGCGCAGATATGGTTTACCTGAAACTTACTACACTCGTGGAGATATGGGTCGTCAAGAAGGATTTGAGAAGTTTATATCTGGAGATGTTTCTCCAACCGAACTTGAAGACCGTATCCAGGTTGCACAACGCAGAGTAATCAATGCTGCACCAGAAGTAACAAATGCTCTACGTGCTTACTATCCAGAAGTAGGACAAGGCGAAATGCTTGCTTACTTCCTTGACCCAACAAAGGCTATAGAAGATATTCGCCGCAAAGTAACTGCTGCTGAAATTGGCGGTGCTGCAACTATGGCAGGATTAAACAAGATAACACCAGATATGACTCCAGAACAAATTGCAGCAATAAGAGGTAGAGCGGAAGAACTTGCTAGGTATGGAGTAACTGGAGAAACCGCAAGAAAAGGATTCCAGACCATAGCAGAAGTAGCACCTCGTGGTTCTCAATTATCTCAATTCTACGGAGAGCCTGCATATACTCAAACAACTGCAGAGCAAGAAACATTTGGACTTGCAGGAGCAACTGAGGCTGCAAGACAGCGTAAGAAATTAACTCAACTTGAACAAGCATCATTTGCCGGAAGAGCCGGAGCAACAAGTGGCGCATTAGCCCGCGACAGAGCGGGTTCATTCTAGGCCTGCTAACAGAACCACCGGCCTGTTAGAGAGACACCAAGACCGGTAGTAGGAGCCATACGGTTTCCCCCAAGACCATATGAGGCCTGCGACAACTACTAATAAGGGAGAAGGACTCTATGTCCAACTATGACTACGAAGATGACGACTTAGATACACCACAGAATGATGGTGGAGACCTCGTCAAACAGTTGCGAAAAGCAAACAAGCAGAAAGAAAAAGAACTGGCAGAACTAAAGAGTCAGTTTGAGTCTCTTTCAAAAGCACAAAGAGAACGAGCAATCAAAGACGCCCTCGCTAGTCGCGGGGTAAACGGCAAAATTGCTGCATTTATCCCACAGGATATAGACCCAACTGAGGAGTCTGTATCAAAATGGCTGGAAGATTATGCCGATGTATTTGGCGTACAGACCCAGCAAACCCAGGCGACACCTAACGTCGACCCAAAGCAGGCTGCTGCTTATCAACGTATGACCAATGCTGTAGAACAAGGGATGACTCCTGAGTATCAAGCAGAGGTTCATAGAAAGTTGTTAAACGCAAACAGCCGTGAGGAGTTAGACGAAATCATTAGGCAGTCTGGACTCTAATCCGAACTAACTAACCGAAAGGCAAGTAAATGGCAATTCCTACGGGAACGCTCACCTCGTCTTCGACAATCAGCAACCTCGTACAAACTGCATATGACCAGTATGTACGTATGGCACTTCGTTCCATCCCTGTGATGAGAGCGCTTGCTGATGTCAAGCCGGTACAGCAAGCGATGCCAGGTTCGTCAGTTGTATTCTCCATCTATTCAGACCTAAGCACCGCAACCGGTACTTTGACTGAAACATCTGACGTTTCCTCAATCGCTCTTGGTAACCCAAATCAGGTTACAGTAACACTTAATGAGTACGGTTCAGCCGTAACAACCACCAAGAAGTTGAACCTGACTTCATTCAACGACGTAGATGCAGCACTTGCTGACATCATTGCATACAACGCTGCCGATTCTATCGACGTAGTTGTAGCAAACGTCTTGACTGCAGGTACCAACGTAATCTACGGTGGCACCGCAACTGGTACTTCAGGTATCACAGCATCTGGCACAATGACCGTTGCTGACATCCGCGAGGCTGTTGTACAACTTCGCACAAACAAGGCAGTACCTCGCATTGGCGAACTCTATGCTGCTTATCTACACCCACGTCAATCTGCTGACCTCCGTGCTGAAGCCGGAACCGGCGGATTCCAGGAACTAACCAAGTACGTTGAGCGTACTCCGTTCGTTGCTGGTGCTGTTGGTGTCATCGAAGGTGCATTCGTTGTTGAAACACCTCGTGTTCTATCTGGCTCCAATGGTGCATCACCAGCCGTCACTGTCTACAAGGCAGTTGTTGCTGGTCGTGAAGCACTTGCTGAAGCACAAGCACAAGACATCACAACCGTTATCGGTCCAGAAATCGACGCACTCCGTCGTTTCCGTACCATCGGTTGGTACTACTTCGGTGGCTTTAACCGCCTCCGTGAAGCAGCCCTCTATCGTATTGAGACTGCTGCATCCATCAACTAAGTTGATTGATTCTGAGGGACAGGCGCAAGTCTGTCCCTTGGGATGAGTCAATTCTGAAAGGAAGATATGGCTTACAGACTGAATACACCTTGGCGGTGGGAGACTTGGGGCATTACAGAGAATCGTTATTCTCCATATGCTCGTCTTGCTGCTAGACCGATTGCTGGTGGAACTCAGAGTGGAACTGTAAACCCATTCCTAACAGATGTTCCCCGCGGTTATTCATTGATTGTCAATGGAACGACTGTGACTGAAGTACAGACTCCATATCAAGATGATGTGGATAATGCAGATGCAGCCTATCTTGGCGGTCACGAGTATATACTTACTGATGCAGAAGCACAGATACTTATTGACGCAGGATATAGTTCCTACCTAACACCAATACCATAATGACAAATAAAAATTGCAGGTCTGGTTGTAAAACCCAAGACCACGAGTCTTATTCAGACTGCCTACAGGCAGCAAACTTCGGATTTGCAGGGTGCTTCCCTACTCGGCAAGGCTGGGATAAAGACAAAGAAAATAGGGATAACAAAGAATTGGAGTCCTACTACTCTGCTGTAAGGCAGGGAATGGAACCCATCTCAACGAAGCAGAAAGATATTGATGCGGCGGTGAGGCTAAGTAACGAATCGGGTAAAGCCTTCGATGGTAATACCCTTACTTTCAAGGAGTAACAATGCCAAAAGATAAAGACCCAAACTTGCAGGACAATTCTTACACGCCTTCAAGCCGTCCTGAGTTCTACCTTCCATACCCTCCAGGTTCAGGTGAAAGACCATTTATGACCTACGAGGATTTGATGAGAGGCGCTAATGGCGCTTATCCGAAGGGTAAGAAGTAATGCCAAAACACTACGGCAAGAAGCACGAGAAATCTGAATCCAAAAAAGAAATGGTTAAGGAATACGGCAAGAAAGCCGCTATGAAAAAACTTGCTATGCGTAAAAAGGGGAAGAAATGAAGAAGGCTAAAGGCGCCAAGAAGGTTGCCAAAGTAATGCGTGAGTTTAAGAAGGGTGAACTTCACTCAGGTAAGAAAGGCCCAGTAGTTAAGTCCCGTAAGCAAGCCGTTGCTATTGCAATGAGCGAAGCAGGAATGGCTAAGAAGAAGGCCAAGAAGAAGTAATGTCATCTGGCAAATACAAACGCCACGATGGTTTCAATTCAGTAATTATCAGAGATGGTCTGGTGGTGCGTCTGAATAAGAATGGCACCATCAGAACCGTCCTCGGAAAGTATGGCGAATATGGCAAGCAAAAAGGATTCACGTCTAACTAGAGCCGGAGTATCTGGTTTCAATAAACCAAAGAGAACTCCAAGTCACCCAACTAAATCACACGTTGTGGTAGCCAAAGAAGGAAGTCAAGTAAAGACTATCCGATTTGGTCAACAGGGTGTAAGTGGCGATAAGAAGCCAACTGCTAGACAGAAATCTTTCAAGGCCCGCCACGCAAAGAACATTGCTAAAGGCAAGATGAGCGCCGCATATTGGGCAGACAAGGTGAAGTGGTGAAGAAGAAAGCATTCTGGGATACAAAGAACCCAAAGAAGACCAGCAAGAAACTAACACCAGCACAGAAGACCGCAGCCAAGAAACGCGCTAAGGCAGCAGGTCGTCCATATCCAAATTTAGTAGATAACGCAGCAGTCGCTAAGAAAAAGAAATAAGGAGTCAAGGTGGCAATCAATCCTAATTCAACTCTCAACCAAGAACTAAACCGTCTTGCTAATGGCGGAGCCACCTATCGTTCACCTTCACAAATGGTTGATATGGCTCTTGCTGCCCGTCAATGGGCTGCTGCTCGTGCAGTAACCACATATCACACAGACACTGTAGGAGTTCTAAATGACATCGCGGGTATTACGGGTCCTGCTAAAAACCACCTTGATTTTAGCGGCGTATGTAATTACATCGCTGGCACTACTGGCTTGGCTGCAGCGGCTGCTCTCAGAGAGATTGCCTCCTGATGAGTGCGAAATATAATTTAACCTGCGACCAGGCAACTACATTCAATTTTCAGTTCCAAATTAAGAATGACTCAACACCTTGGAATCTAAATGGATATACAGTCACTATGACTGTTAGACCATTCGTTGGGTCAGATACCACCACCTTACTTGCTACAACAGGTAATGGATACATCACTCTTGATGGTCCAAATGGTCGGGTCACTGTAACAGTTCCAGCATCCGTTACCGAAGATATTGCATCTGGTAGGTATTCATATGATTTAGTTTTAGACTCTGGCTCGGTAGTTACCAGAGTACTTGAGGGTAAGTTTGTCGTGACAGGAGCAGTGACTACGTGACACCAACAATCATCGTAATTGAATCCATCACACCTCAAGTTGGCGTAGAATTTTCAAACGACCAAGGACCACAAGGAACACCAGGAGTCACCGGTCCTACAGGACCAACTGGCCCTGCCGGTGCAACTGGTCCAACTGGCGTCGGTGCAACTGGCGCGACAGGACCAACAGGTGCTACTGGTCCGTCAGGAGCAACAGGTGTTACAGGAAGTACTGGTCCGACTGGGGCTACAGGCCCGACAGGAACGACTGGAGCAACCGGACCCGCAGGCGCTACAGGCCCAACGGGTGCAACGGGAGTTACAGGCGCAACAGGACCTCAAGGTGTTACAGGAGATACGGGAGCGACTGGACCAACTGGTCCGGTAGGTGCAACAGGAGCAACCGGTCCACAAGGTACTGCAGGTCAGACTGGTCCAACCGGTCCAGTCGGCGCTACAGGTCCACAAGGAGTTACTGGCGATACAGGTCCTACCGGACCTGCTGGTGCAACGGGTCCTGTAGGGGCTACAGGGCCTGTAGGAGCCACTGGGCCACAAGGAGTTACTGGAGATGTCGGACCAACAGGTCCAGCAGGCGTTACGGGCGCTACAGGGCCTCAAGGCCCACAAGGTGATGTCGGTGCTACAGGACCTACGGGTCCAGCGGGAGCAACTGGCCCCGTCGGAGCAACAGGACCGCAAGGAGTAACAGGTGATATTGGACCTACTGGAGCGACTGGTCCTCAAGGGCCAGCAGGAGATATTGGACCGACAGGCGCTACGGGACCTACAGGTCCTGTGGGAGCAACAGGAGCCACAGGCCCTGCGGGAGCCACTGGAGTAACTGGTGCTACTGGTCCAACAGGTGCATCTGGAACTAACGCAACAGCGTTACCAGATATTCTAATGCTTGGTGGTATGTGAAGTTTAACGATTATTTTCCAAAGAGTTACGTCATCAATCTTGATAGACGGCAAGACCGAATGGAAAGATTTGACCAACAGGCTAAAACCCTTGGTATTGAATATAAAAGATTTAGTGCTGTTGAGGCAGAGAATCCACAACTTGGTTGTAAGTTAAGCCACGTCTCAGTATTGAGTATGTGTAAAAGCGACTCCATATTTGTCTTTGAAGATGACTCAATCTTCGTAGATGACTTCCAGAAGAAGTTTGAAGAGGCTATGAACTCAGTCCCGCAAGACTGGAACATTCTTTATCTTGGAGCACATCTACTTCAGAAGGAACCAGTCAATAACCAGTGGGTTAGAAGTGTGGAGTCTTCATCTACCCACGCCTATGCAGTCAAGAAGGAATACGTCTCAAGGCTGATTAGAAGGGCTATGAGCGTAGATGGTCATATAGATGTAGCCATCTCAAGTCTGCATAAAGAAATCATTGCCTACGCCGCTAGACCTACCTTGGTCTATCAGGGCGCTTCATATAGCGACTTGCTGGGCGATGAGGTTGACTATACCTACTTGTATTTCTGATAAGGTTGTGGTATGAGATTCCACGTCGTAAGTCTGCCCCATACCCAAACAACTAAAGATTTTGCTAACTGCGCTTATACCGAAAAGGTACGCAGGTTCTGCAATATGATGACAAACCTTGGTCACGAGGTTTATCTATATGCTGGCGAAGAAAACGAAGCCACTGTAACTGAACTTATCCCTTGTATAACTGAGACTCAACGGAGAATCGTAGTAGGCAAGAAGCCCTATGTAGAAGCACCGTTTGATTACAAGTTACCTCACTGGGAGAAGTTCAACGGAAATGCTATCAAGCAAATCCGTAAGCGTCTGAAAGACCAAGACTTTATCTGCTTGATTGCTGGTGCTACGCATAAGCCAATCGCAGATGCTTTTCCAACTCATATGTCTGTTGAGTTCGGAGTTGGATACTCTGGAGTATTTTCACAGTACAGAGTATTTGAATCATACGCTTGGATGCACGCAGTCTATGCACAGTTCAAGAACGCAGCGACAGTAGATGGTCAGTTCTTTGATGCGGTAATTCCAGGATATTTAGACCCTGATATGTTCCCACTCGGTAAGGGTGATGGAGATTATTACCTTTACATTGGAAGAATGGTTCCAAGAAAAGGCGTTGAAGTAGCAGCACATATCTGCAAGACGATAGGTGCAAAACTGATTATGGCAGGACCTGGTGATTACATCCCAACTTATGGTGAGTACATCGGACCTGTTGGACCTGAGAAGCGAGCAGAACTTATGGGTGGCGCTATTGCTACCTTTGTTCCAACGCTTTATATAGAACCATTCGGTAACGTAAACATTGAATCGCAGGCTTGTGGAACTCCAGTAATCACAACAGACTGGGGTGCATTTACAGAGACTGTAGTCCAAGGTGTTACTGGTTATAGATGCCGAAGCGTAGAAGAATTTATCCTTGCTTCACAAAATGTAAAGAATTTAGATAGGGCTGCTATCCGCAAGAGAGCAGTTGAGACTTATGGCGTAGATGTAATCGCCAAGCAATATGAATATTACTTCCAGCGCCTGCTGACTCTATGGGGCGATGGTTGGTATGAAAAAGGAAAAGCAGCCGAGGCTATAGAGAAAGCCAAGGAGAAGATAACGGAGGGCTAATGCCTACATTCGACCAGTTGGTAGATGAGGTCAAGAGTAATCTGCAGGGCTACACACTGCGCCAAGACCGCATCACCTATGTGACAAATGCGAATGGCTTGACTACTACATCCACCACTATAAACGCAGGTTCAGCATCTAACTTAGCCAAAGGTATTATTGAGATTGATGATGAACTAATCTGGATTGATTCTTTTGACAAGGCTAATAACGCTCTAGTAGTTGCACCAGGGTTTGGTAGAGGATACCTTGGAACTACTGCTTCACCTCATAGCCAATATGCACAGATTACTTTGGCTCCAACATTTCCTAGAGTCACAATTAAGAAGGCTATCAACGATACTATTCGTTCGTTTTATCCTAAATTATTTGCTGTTGGCTCAACTACTCTTACTTTCAACGCATCGCAAGTAACCTATCCACTGCCTGATGATTGCCGAGAAGTTCTATATATGTCTTGGCAGACCACGGGTTCATCACTTGAGTGGCTACCTATCCGCAAGTGGAGATTTGACCCACTAGCAAATACGCCAACATTCAATACTCAGAAGACTATCAATATCTATGAGAACATTCAGCCTGGTCGTACTGTAAAGATTTGGTACACAATGGTTCCAGATATTATGGATTCCAATACAGATGATTTTGTTGATGTCACAGGGTTACCTGACTCTTGTCAAGATGTTGTTGTTTATGGTGCCTGTTACCGTCTGCTTTCGTTCTTGGATGCTGGTCGAATCAATCTATCTTCTGCAGAAGCAGACTTGAACGATACAAAGATTCCAGCATCTGCGGGTTCTTCAGTATCCAGATATGTCTTTGCCTTGTTCCAACAGAGACTTCAGGAGGAAGCATTGAAGTTATCTGACCAATTCCCAATCCGTATCCACCTATCTCGCTAAGGAAAGATAATGAGAAAATACTCCAGCATCAGCGTTGAGACAACGCTGGCATCTAGTATCGGTGCCACTGGTACTACGATAACGGTAGCCACAGGTACCGGCTCTGGCCTTCTAGGTGGAGTTACCTTGGCTGCAGGTAACGTAGACCAATTTACATTAGCCATTGACCCAGATACAACAAGCGAAGAAATTGTCTTTGCTACTGCCAACTCTGGCGACTCGTTTACGATTGTAAGACAACAAGCGGGAACTAGTGCTATTGCTCATAGTTCTGGTGCAACAGTACGTCACGTACTAACCTCAGATGATTTGACTTACTTCAATGCCACCTTACCGGCAACACTAATAACAGCAAAAGGTGATTTGATTGCAGGTAGCGCAGCAGGTGCTGCAGATAACCTTGCAGTAGGAACTAACGGAACAGTCCTCACTGCTGACTCTGCCGAAACATTGGGAGTCAAGTGGGCTTCTGCTTATCCAAACCAAACAGGTAACTCTGGCAAATATCTAACAACTAATGGAACTGCGGTATCTTGGAATGACCCAGCGTTAGTAACAACAAATGCTCTAACTGGAACTACATATACATTAGTTCTATCTGATAAAGATAAGTTAGTAACTTTGAATAACGCAGCAGCGATTGCTTTGACTGTGCCACTAAACTCTTCAGTTGCCTACCCAACTGGTTCTGTTGTAAATATACAACAATTAGGAGCGGGCCAAGTTACTATCCAAGGAGCAGCAGGAGTAACTATTACCTCAACTGGAGCCACTGCAACCGCTCCGGTTACTAGAGCGCAATATTCGGCAGCAAGCATTATCAAAGTCGGTACAGATTCCTGGACTGTGATTGGAGACCTATCCTAATGCCTACATATAAAGTCTTAGCACAGAGCGCACCTAGCGCTGCTACTGCTACTACGCTCTATACAGCAACTAGCGCAACTATCGTATCGACGCTACAGGTAGCAAATACTGGCGGTGCAGCAGATACAATTAGAATTGCTGTAAGACCTGCTGGTGCAGCCTTGGCTAACCAACACTACATTGCTTATGGTGTACAGGTGCCAAGCGGTGCTTTCTTGACAATCCAAGGTGGACTAACCTTGGCTAATACAGATGTGATTACCGTCTATTCAACGACTGGTACATCTTCTTTCAATGCTTACGGAAGCGAGGGTAACTAATGAGTGCAGGTTTAGTTGGCGGTACAGCATCGGCTAGTGCTGCTTTAGCATTCAACGCACAAACAGGTACTACCTATACCTTCGTACTTGCTGATGCTGATAACAAGTTGGTTACAGCAAGCAATGCTGCTGCGATTACAGTAAGCATTCCAACCAATGCTACTACAGCATTTCCTATTGGAACTCAGTTGAACATTATCCAGATTGGAGCAGGGCAGGTAACTGTCAGCGCTGCAACTCCTGGAACTACAACTGTTGTATCAACTGGCGCTACTTCTGCTTCTCCTAAATGCAGAGCGCAGTATTCAGCAATGACCCTAATCAAGAGAGATACCGATTCTTGGTATGCAGTAGGTGATATAGCGTGAGTCCAATCCTAGGCATCTGGGCTTCTCAGAACTATTCTCGTTATTCGCTACCTACATCTTTTGAGTCTATTGCAACTGTAACTGTTGGTTCAGGTGGTGCATCTAGTATTAGTTTCAGTTCTATACCAGCAACTTATACACATTTACAAATAAGAGGAATACTGAAACAAACTGTTGCAAATAACTGGACTTCTATTACATTTAATGGTGATGCTTCAAGTAATACAAATTATTCAGCACATCAAATAAATGGCAATGGTTCAACTGTTTCGTCTAGCGCACAAACAAGTGGTATGAATATACAACACATTGTCTATACTTCTGAATTTGGTGGCTATGTTACTGACATACTTGACTATGCAAATACCAATAAATTCAAAACTATTAGAAATTTAGGCGGTGTAGATGCTAATGGTTCTGGGCAAATTGCATTATCTTCTGGTAATTGGCGCAGTACTAGCGCGGTAAATCAAGTAACAATATATGCGGGTTCAGGTTCCTTTGTTCAGTATTCCACTCTTGCCCTATACGGAATCAAAGGAGAGTAACCAATGCTGACAAATTACTCTGTAATTCATCTAGCCGACAATAACCGAAAGGGTTGGTGATTGTCTTGACCGTAACCTATAGTCAGATTGCGACACAAACGCTAGGTAGTAATACTACTACTGTTACTTTCTCCAGCATTTCTGGCACATATACTGATTTGGTTTTAGTAATAAATATTAGGTCAACAGCAGCATCTAATGAAGATTATTCTTTACTAAGATTCAATTCTGATACTGGAAATAATTATTCTTACACTTATCTAAACGGAAGCGGAACAGCAGCAACTTCCGGCAGAAGTTCAAATGTAAGTTATATATCGGATGTAACTTTTGCCGCAGCCAACATTACTTCGGGAATTTTCACACCTGGAATAATAAATATCCAAAATTATTCAAACACAACAACAAATAAAACAACTGTAAGTAGAGGTTCTAGCACTACAACAACTGGACAAGTTAGCGCAACTGCTGGCCTTTGGAGAAGTACAAGCGCGATAACATCTATCAGTTTATCTTGTTTCCAATCGGGAGCGCAATTTGCATCAGGTTCAACATTTTCACTTTACGGAATAAAGGCTGAATAGGGAGATACTATGGCAATAAAGACTCCTACCAAATCTATAAAGCCTGCAATAAAGGAAGGTTTGGCAAGTTGGGATTTACTTGAAAGAATGTTCAATAATGTAAATGCTTTGGACTATAAAGAGTGCTGGCTATGGGAAACTCCTATATCTCCTGAAGGATATGGAATTGCTAGAAGAAATGTAGACAATAAACTTTACGGATTACTTGTTCATAGGGTTTCATATTACTTTACTTATGGGGCAATACCTAAGGATATGGTAGTTGACCATTCTTGTCATAACCCTAAGGCTTGTGTCAATGGAAACAACTGTCAGCATCGCAGGTGCTATAATCCTTACCATCTAAGGCTAATAACCAGAGATGAAAATATAAAAATAGGTGCTAACGTCAGAGAGAATATTGGCTTTTGTAGAAATAACCTACATCCCTGGACAGAGGAAAATGTGATTACGTATAAAAGCGGTAAGAAAATGTGTATTCCTTGCCAAAAGAATCAGATTGCACGGAAGCGTGAAGAAAAGATGGGAGTCAGATAATGGCTAATGAGACGTACACCTTAATTGAAAAGATAACAGTAGGGGCTGCTGGTGCCTCATCTGTTACCTTCACCTCTATTCCGCAGACTTATACTGATTTGAAAGTAGTTGCATCTGCTCGTTCTGCTCGTTCTGGTCAACTAAGAGATGAATTATGGATTCGTTTTAATGGAGATACTGGAAATAATTATACTACTAGAGCACTAAATGGAAGTGGTACTGCGGCTGGAAGCACAACAAATACAAGTGTATCTGCAATTTATCGTGGCGATATGCCGGCAGCAACAGCCACAGCAAATACTTTTGGTAACCAAGAAATTTATATTCCAAATTACACCAGTTCAAATCAAAAATCCGTAAGTGTTGACGATGCTATGGAAAATAACGCTACGGAATCTTGGTTGTATATGAGAGCGGGATTATGGACTGGTACAAATGCAATAACTTCAATCACTTTATTGCCTGAAGTATCTACATTCGTCCAATACTCAACCTTCTACCTATATGGCATAGCAAAGGAAGGCGTAAGCCCTGCTCCATCTAGCGCACCATATGCTACTGGTGGAGATAGCATCCTATTTGATGGAACATATTGGATTCATACATTTACCTCATCTGGCACATTCACGCCAAAGAAGAATCTATCTTGTGACTACCTAGTAGTAGCAGGTGGTGGTGGTAGTGGTAGTACAAGTTCATCTAACTCTTGCGGTGGCGGTGGTGCGGGTGGTCTTCGCTCTACAGTTACTGCAACAGGTGGTGGTGGTTCATTAGAATCAGCAATATCCGTTCTAAAAGATACTGCTTACACAGTAACTATCGGAGCAGGTGGCTCATCAACTTCTAACGGTTCAGATTCTTCTTTATCTGGAACTGGAATAACAACCATTACATCTACAGGTGGCGGTAAAGGTGGAAACACAAACGTAGATGGTAGCGCTGGTGGTTCTGGTGGTGGTGCAGGTGGTAACAGTTCTTCCACACAAAGAGTTGGTGGAGCGGGAACTGCTAATCAAGGTTATGCAGGTGGAAATGAAAGCACCGTTGCTGTAGGTAACTCTGGTGGCGGTGGTGGCGCAGGAGCCGTCGGCGGTAGCGTTAGCCCATCTTCTGTTGGTGGAAATGGTGGAGCAGGAGTTGCAGTCGCTATTACTGGTTCATCAGTAACTTATGCAGGCGGTGGCGGTGGTGGCGGTGAAGGAACTGCTAACGGTGGTACTGGTGGTTCAGGTGGTGGCGGTAATGGTGGTTCTAATACAACTAATGCTGTTGCTGGAACTGCTAATACTGGCGGTGGCGCAGGTGGTAAAGGCGCAAACACATCAGCAGTAGCATCCGGCGGTTCAGGTATCGTGATTGTGAGGTATGCAGCGTAATGGCACACTATGCTCAGATTGACGAAAACAATATCGTCACACAAGTTCTAGTAGTAAATGATTACTATGAACATACAAACACTGCTCAAGAGTTCCTTGCTAACGAACTTGGTTTAGGAGGAACCTGGGTTCAGACTTCATACAATGGTCGAATCCGTAAGAACTATGCAGGTATTGGCTATACATATGACTCAAACCGTGACGCATTCATTCCTCCGAAGTGTCACGAAGAGGCTGTACTAGATGAAGATACTTGTCTTTGGACTTGCACAAATGAAGAACACAAACCATTAGGAGAAATAAATGACTGAAGTACCTACAAAGGTAGTAGTTGACTGCTCTACTGGTAAGACTGAAATCGTAACTCTTACCGCAGAAGAACTAGCCCAGCGTGATGCAGATGCTGCTGCGTTTGCTCAAGCAGAGGCAGAGCGCCTCGCTGAAGAGCAAGCAAAGGCTGACGCAAAGGCTGCTGCCGAATCTAAACTAGCAGCACTTGGACTAACCGCAGAAGAAATCGCAGCACTTACCAAGTAAGGAGTAAGTCTTGGCCCCATACGGCGATGACATTACGGAAGGTATTCCGTATACACTTTCCAATCCAGCAGGCGCTACAAACTATACGGCTTCTGGTGAAGCCTATGACATAGCCATTGCTGGTCAGCCATTCTTTCTACAGACCTCTGATGACTCTCCTTACCGTCGCGTCACTGCTCAGTATCGTAAACAACAGTACGACCAGACTAGAGAAGCAGGCGAACAGTCTCTTACTGGTTGGTGGTTCCGTAGCCAATCATCATTTCATCTTGGAATGGGCATAACTTACTTTGAGCCAGCACAGGATGAAGGACTTAGATTCCAATACACCGAATCTAAAGGTGTAGACGTCTGGACTAGAGGACAGGCTACTTTGATTTATGATGTAGACCCAGGTCACCAAACTACGGCTAATATAAATAGCAATGGCAAACCAGACCAGCATCTACGTTCAATCAAGTGGACAAAGAGTGGTAATACTTACGACGGTTGCCTACTGCTTGATGGCTATGACATTGACAAGGTTTACCCAACAATCACAGCAAGCGTAACCAATAAGGCTCTAACCTCTAACGTGGCAACCCTTACTGCCACTGCTCACGGCTTTGCCGTAGGTATGACCGTAGAAGTATCTGGGGTGGATGCTACATTCAACGGTACTTATACGATTACTGCTGTTACTGCTAATACTTTTTCCTATGCTAAGACTGCATCTAATGTAACTTCTACGCCTGTTAGCCCTGCTGGAACTGCCTATAGCAATCAAACTCACTTCCAAGATTATGCAACATCTGGTGCCTATAAGGTCTATGCGCTCTGCGATGATGGCGTATATGCCTACTGGATTTCTTTGATTGATGATGCGGGTACGGATAAGACCGCTATGTATAAGAAGTTACTCAATGATGACGATACTGTGGCGCCAACAGAAATGTTCAAGACCACATCAATTATAGTTGATAATGCTGTCATAGAGTTTACAAAGGAACGTATAGTTGCTTGTATCAATAACAAAGTATTTGAAATTTCAACTACAGCATCTGCTTTACCTACTGCTGTCTATACCCACCCAGTAGATGACTTTATATATACCAGCATCACATCAAGCGGTGCTGCTATTTATGTCACCGGATTCTCAGGTAGCCAGTCCAATATCCAGAAGTTTACCTTGGCTTCTAATGGAACTATGCCTACCTTAACCAGCGCTATTACTGCTGCTGAGATGCCTGCTGGAGAACTTATCTATAAGATTTATTACTACCTTGGCTATATGATGATTGGTACAACCAAGGGTGTTCGAGTATCGGCAGTATCTGATGATGGTTCTTTAGCCTATGGTCCATTGCTATTTACCTCAGAGCAACCAGTCTATGACTTTGCTGCTAGGGACCGTTTTGTTTGGTGTGCTACTAACGTTGATGGCGCTCCTGGAACTACCCGTATTGACCTAGGAACATCTTTAGGAACTTTGATATTCCCATATGCTTGGGATACTTATTACGCATCAGAAACTGGAAGATACACCACTGCCTGTGCTTTCGTTAATGGTACAGACAGATTGGCTTTCTGCACCAATGCAACTGGTACAAATGGAAAAGTTTATATTGAAAGTGCTACCAGGTATGTTTCTTCTGGATATCTTCAAACTGGCTACATCCGATATAACACTTTGGAGTTAAAGCGATTCAAACTATTACTTCCGCAGTTTGATACAACTAATGGCTCTATAGAAATTAAGTCAGTAACTGAAGATGGCACTGAGTTTGGTCTTGGTTCATTTGCTCAAGGTGATGCAGTAGGTGAGATTGGAACCGCATATCCATCCACACCACAGCAGTATCTAGGATTTAAGTTTACATTTAATGTTGGCAATGACAGTACTAAGACGCCAGTCTTTACTGGATACCAAGTCAAGGCTTTACCTGCCGTTCCTCGTCAACGTTTAATTCAATATCCAGCGCTCTGCTTTGACCACGAGATGGATAAGTTTGGAGTAATGGTTGGTTATGAAGGGTCTGCTTGGCAGAGAATGACACAATTAGAAACCATTGAAAACAATGGAGACACCATCAGAGTAGAAGACTTTAGAACCGGTGAATCTTACGTCGGTCTAATAGAGGAAATAGATTTCATCAACCGCACACCTACCGATAAAAGATTCTCGGGGTTTGGTGGCGTTCTGTTGGTGACCATAAGAAGCGTATAACTTACAAGGAGCCAGTAAATGACCCCTGCTGATTGGGCTGCATTAGCCGTATCCGCCACTACCCTCATTGGAGCATTGTCAATGGGAGTAAAGCATTTGACTAAGCACTATCTATCTGAACTAAAGCCCAATGGTGGGTCAAGTATCAAGGATAAAGTCAACGCCTTGGAAGAGAAGGTTGACCTACTAACCGACCTAGTAAAAGAAGCGATAAGGAAATGAATGAAGAAACTTGTGAAAGTTGCCAGTCCTGCTGCGATTGCTGTACTGAGACAAGCGACTGCGATTGCTCCTAAGCGGAACAAGGCTAGTGATGGGTTGCTTCCATCTGCTGCTCATATAAGACAGAACCCAAACTCTGACCATAACTCAGGGTTGGCTGCTGATTTAACCCACGACCCACATAGCGGGATAGACTGCAGAGAAATCTTTGAGCAGTTGAAATCTGACAAGCGGGTGGATTACCTAATATTCAATAGTCGAATCTGGTCTGCTCGCAATGGCGAGCGCGATTACACCGGACCGAATCGTCACGAGAAGCACCTACATATTTCCATCAAAGCAGAATGTTCTAAGGACACCAGTCCTTGGTTTGCTTGGATGGGAAAGCCGTCTATTGGCAGTAAGGTAAAAGCCAAGTTCAAAAAGAAGGCGGTCAAGAAAGATGTACCAAGTCCTAAAGGAGACTAAATGGACAAGTTAATCAAGAAGTTAAAAAGCAAGGAATTTAAGGCTGCGTTTAAGTCGTACCTACGTGCCGTCCTTGCATCTGCTGTAACTATGGGCATTGCATTGGCAGGAGATGTAGCACCTGAGTATGCAATCCTCATCGGCAGTATCGCAGCACCTGCTGTCAAGTGGGCAGATAGAGCAGAGAAGGAATTTGGATTGAAGTAGTTAGCCACTGCGAGGCAATAAAGGCCCTGGGGAGAAATCCTCAGGGCTTCTTTTTTTATGCCTTTAATTAGGTTTATCGACTGGACAGGGAGCCTTTAATAGATTGCCACAGTTAGCACACTGGACATCTAAAGCCCACCAGGATATGTCGTAATCTTCAAACTGAACAAAGGTAGAGAAAACTGTACAGCCACAGACACAGGCGTGTGTCGGACCAATGGAACGCAAATCAGATGCCTGTATCGGCGGTAGAGTCGGTCTGTTTGTAAGCAGCCGGAGTAGACGGAAAACCACTGACTGCTCGGCTAGGCGCGTCGAGCGCCTCGCAGTTGGGAGGGCGCCGGTCACGCCGTAGGCGCCCTCTTATATATTCGCTGACGCTCATATTGTAGAAAGAAACGGCGTGTCTCCGAATCGGACACGCCGACTGGTAGTAAACTTTTTTCTCTGAGGAAAGGACCTACCGATTACTACACTCGTTGGAATCCAACTAGATGACCGCTGTATTCTAGCAGCGGATTCCCAAGTAACTGAAGATAATCTCCGAACTATCTCAACTGCCGTTCCGAAGATAGTCTCCGTGGGTAAGTATCTGCTAGGCATCGTCGGTGACTCGCGGCCTGGAGATATTCTCGCCTACAACTGGACTCCGCCCATCTACAAAGGTGCAGACCCCGTGCATTGGATGGGTAAGAAAGTTCTTCCATCTATAGTCAAAGCATTCAAAGATAACGGATATGACCCATATGAAGCGAACAAAGAAAAAGACTCAGGGTTCGACTACCTTGTTGCGTTTGCTGGCAACCTATTCCACGTTGCGACAGACCTCTCGTTCATCCAAAGCAAACTTGGTATCTACGGTCTTGGCACTGGTGGGCAGTTTGCTCTTGGTTATCTTGCTGGTCTTACAAGTAATTCACTTGCTCTAAAACCAGAACAACACGCCGAGAAGTCCGTTGAGATTGCGTCAGTGCTTGACGTCAATACTCACCCACCAATACAGTTGGTTACTCAACGACGGGAGTACTGATGACACACGAGGAATTACTATCTAAAACAGATGGTGCTCTTCTTGCTGTTGTTAGATTGCATTCACCTGAAGGTAAGCCAACTTCACAATGCCGTACTTGTAAAAGGTTTTATCCTTGCTACACCATCCAAGCAATCATCAAGGAACTTGGATGAGAAAAGATTTTAAAAGATATTCACTACATATCAACCGTCATTACACCAGTAACTGGAGTATCGGTATTGATTACTACAAAGTATTTGCTATGCCTGAAGCAAGACACCAGGCAACAGTATTTCAAATAGGGTTATTGTTTGGTAACATTACATTTACGAGATGGCAGGACAAACTATGGACATAAAAGATTTACTTATCAAGGCGCTTCACGCCAAAGAGAATGCTAGGCCTAGGTCTACACAGGTACAGGTAGGACCATCAGAGTTAGGTGGCTGCCGTCGTAAAGTTTGGTACAAACTAAATGACCAGCCTGAGACTAATGACAATGAGTTGAAGTTGGCTGCCATTATGGGAACAGCCATACACAGCGCCATAGAGAAGGCGCTAGATAAACATATAGGAGTGATGCTGGAATCCGAAGTTGAATACAACGGAATGAAAGCACACGTCGATTGCTACCTACCGGACACGGGTGATGTAATCGATTGGAAGACCGTCAAGGCTAAAAACCTTGCGTACTTTCCTTCAGAGCAACAACGCTGGCAGGTGCAAACCTACGGCTACCTGATTGAACAATCTGGATTGGGGAAGGTTCAGAATGTTCACTTAGTCGCCATACCAAGAGACGGTGATGAGAGAGATATAAAGGTCCACTCAGAGAAGTACGATTCTTCTATCGCTTTAGAAGCCCTCTCTTGGTTGGAGGCTGTCAAGGAATCACAGGTAGCACCAGCACCTGAACGAGATGAGTCTTACTGTAAGTTCTATTGTAAATACTACGACGCAACTGGTGAGATTGGATGCGTTGGTATAAAAAAAGAACGTACAAAAACTGAACAAGTAATCATAGAGGATTCCGAAGCAGACAAAAATGCTTTGGAGTATTTGCAACTGGATGCCAAGATAAAGGAACTGACCGAA